AGCTCAAGATAATTTCTTCGGAACCTATAACGTGATGGTGGCTAAAGCTCAGTTAAAAGGCCGTCAGCAAGAGTTTTACACTCCACCGCTACAACTAGAGCATAAAGAACCTGAACACACCCCAGTAAGCAATGACGAAGCGCAAAAGCATCTCAAATCTTTAATGGAACGGTTAAAGATTAATGGCCGTAAACCTGCACCAGTACAAAAACTTCAGGCAAAAGAAAAACAGCCAAAACTAGCGCAGGAGTTAGGACCAGATCCTTTCGACAATCCGCATGAATATGCAGAGATGTGCCGCCGTGAAGGTATGCCGATTCCTCGAAATATTCTTCAGCTAATTGATGGGGCGAATGTATGAATAAATTCGAGATTTTAGCGTGGGGGTTACTCATTTCATTTTATACAGCCGCTATTTGTGGTGCGGTGGTTTTGTGGTGGTTAGCAAGAAAGGAGACGTTTGAAGAATGAGTTCAATGAGCCTTGCTGAATATCGTGAAATATTTCCTATTCAGAAAAATAAAAAACGCCGTTCAGCAAAGCAAGCACGAGAGCCAAGTGTAGGGGAGGTTTTATTAGCAACGCATTTAAGAGCATGCAAGGTTGGTTTTGAACAGGAATATAAGTTCCATCCTAAACGTAAATGGAGGGCAGATTTTTTAATAACGGGTACAAAGATTTTGATTGAGGTAGAAGGCGGGATCTGGAGTGGTGGAAGACATACAAGGGGCAAAGGCTATTTAGGAGACATGGAAAAATATAATGAAGCAGCAATGATGGGTTTTACAGTTTTACGGTTCAGCACAGAGCAAGTGAAGTCAGGTTTAGCGATTAAACAAATTGAGCAATTGGTGGGATGAAAATGAATATGCCAGTACAACACATTTTACAAGCGGTCGATTGGTCTAAATATAGTTTTGAAGAATGGTGCCGCCAGCTTGGAGCTTGGCTTAACGGCGATACTGAAACAATGGTCAAAATTGTTAAGACGATGCCAACAAAACGCATCACTCAAAAACAACGTGAAAAATTAATAGCTATGTACATGAGCGATGAAAATTTAAAAGATCGTTTGTGTATCCGCCGTAAGGGAACTTGCTGTCAATTAAACGATAATGAAGCAAGGGCGATACATAGATTATTTATTGATATGCAATTAATTGAAGATATTATATTACAAGAGTGGATATCAGCAATTTGGTCTCATCACGTTATGGGTGATTCTTTAAGGGATATTGCACAAAGTAATGGCACATCAGTTAATCAAATTCGTCAAGATTTAAAATGCGGATTAGCATATATCAAAAGTCGTTATCCTTATTTATGTTTTGAAACTTTTAGAAAAATTGCTTGAGTGATTTTTTTTCGTATGGCATATTGATCCAGAAATTTAAACTGTTTTTATGTTAAAACTCGCTGAGCGAGTTTTTTAATTAAATAATTGGTAAATCAATGATCAAGCTTAAAAATTCAAATTTCTTAGGTATACATTCAATAAAAAAATCTACAGCCATTGAATTTGATAGTAGAATGACAGTATTAACAGGTTTTAATGGATCTGGAAAATCAAGTATATTACTAGGTATTTTTTTGGCTTTAGATGGATTAAATCAAAGGAAAGATAGGGGGTTATTAACAGCACGTAAGAATTGGGGAGTAGAGTTAAATCTTGAAGATAATGATTTTACTCCAATTAACTCAAGTAAAAATTATAATTTCCTTATTCCTAAAACTAATATTGATCTAAAGTTTCGCAATATTATTTTAGAACCCCAAAATCTCGATATTATGAAAAAAGTAACAGAAGTTTTTGGCGAAAATATGCAAAAGACTTTTGAAGAAAGTTTTAATAGTACTATTGAACTTTGTAAAGTAGAAGAAAATAATATGAAAAATAATACTTTTTCAAATTATACTTCTAAGGAAAGAGTGAAAGATAATACTGAAATATTCTCCTTCTTGGTAGCTGCTAAAAACCAGCAAGGTAATATAGATGTTACTACAGAATACGGAGAGAAAATAAAAAATAAAAAAATTGAAATATCCGCAGCATTGTATCAAGATGAAAAATTTTTCTATACCAATAATCTGGAAGGTATTGATGGACTCAAAAATTTAGATGTTTTTACTGAGAAAAATAATTTAGATAAATCAATTTATTTCTTATTAAATGAATTTAGAAAAAAAATATTAAAATCAAATACAGATTTGCCAAAAAGATTAGCTGATGAAGTTAAAAAAAATAGTGGAAAGAATATAGATTTTTATAAAGTTTTTAAAGAAATAATTGAAACAAAAAAATTCAATTCTGATGTTTATGATTTTTTAACTAAAGTTAATGAGTTTTATAAAGAAATTAATAAACAAGTCGATATTTCAGATGCTGGAGATATATATTTTAAAGAATTTAATAAGACCAAGAAAACTATAAAAATTATTAATTGGTATGATTGCTCAAAAGGTGAAAAAAATCTTTTAAGTTTACTTCTTATAACTTATATTTATAAAGATAGTAATACAATTTTTATACTTGATGAACCAGATTTAGCTATGCATATAAATTGGCAAAAAAAGCTTCTTCGCACTTTTTTAGAAATTGCTCCACAGTCTCAATTTATTGTTTCAACACATTCACCAGCTTTAATTCCTCAAGATACTCAAGAAATTAATTTTGTGAATGTAACTAAACTAAAAGAAGAAATGGAGATGTATAGTGAGTAATATTGGGTTCGAGGAATCGAGTGAATACTATAAGAATACTGAATTTTTTACGGGTCACAGAACGGTAAAAGTTTTATTAGAGAATTTACAAGATGCTGAAGTCTGGAATGATGCTTTACCGGTTAAAGAAAATTTATACTTTGAATTTGGAACAGCAATAGATGTTGCTGATGAGCTCGGAATAAAGATAGCTGAGGGGTGTGGTCAATTAAATAAAATTAATCACTATCATTTAGGTGAAAATCTAATTATTTGTCGAGATAGTGACTTTTCATATCTTGCTTATTTAATGAGAAATATTATTGCGGGAGAAACACAAAGTAATAATTCTATTTCAGATTTTATATTTGAAACAATTGTGCATTCAAAGGAAAATATAGTTTTCTATAAAGACTATGTTATGCATCATTTCGCAAATAGAATGAATCTTCATATTTCAAATATTCCTGTCAAAGCTCCATGGTTAAATGATTTCTATGTTAATTTTTCAAATTTAATTTACTCCCCTTTAATAAAATTGATTTATCATGATTTTATTTTACATGTAGATTTGAAATTAAATCAAAAGGGATTTCGGACTTTTGGATTGATTTTTAAACATATGAACAATATTCCCATGCGTAATTTAAATGATTTTAATAATTTTTATGAGAGTAAAATTTGGAAAAGAATTGTAAGAGATATTCAGGCTTATGAGGCTTCTCTTAATCAAATTATTTTAAGTAATAATAAGGTTGAGGAGATTGGTAAAATTTTGCAATCTTTACCTGCTTTGGGTATTAATAATGAAGATTTTTATCATTTTTTTAGAGGACATGATATAGCAGATATTTTTGATCCAATTTTTAAAAAATATTTAAAATTAATTTATGAAAATGAAATTAGAATAATCTGCTCGAAATTAGAAGGCAAAAGAGCTATTGATAAAAGACGCGAATTAGAAAATGCTGAAAAGGAGTTTGATGTGTTCGATGAAAATCGAGACTTAACTAAACATCATTTTTTTAAAAAAACTTTTGATAGATTAGCTCAACTGTATGAATAAATTTTTTGTGTGAAAAATAATATTTTTTATAAATAACTTGAGTGTGCGCACGACATATGGCATATTTGTTTTATAATGTTCGAAGTGTATTTGATACACTGGTATTAAAGCTCATTGTTCGATGAGCTTTTTGTTTTATGCTATAGTCCAGTTTGATTAAAAACTGGTACTTAAAATGAATATCTGTGTTGGTGGTGAACTTGATGGGCAAAAGATAGAAAAAGAAGGAAGATTGCTTAAAGCTTCTGATATAGATCCATCATTTAGCACTGAGTACTACAAACAGGTTTTTAATCGCGACAATACGGTGTTCCATTTCTGGTTGCCGATCGGGTCTAACTTGCATGATATGTCTGAAAAAGTCTTATGTATTTTGAGAGCACCTAAAGACTAGTTTTACTCTTAATTGAATTTTATTGGCTTAAATTAATGCAAAATCAAAATGATCCAATTAAAGATATAGAGCAATTAGATACCGAGGATGCGCAAAAGCAAGAAAATTCTGTGCTTAATTCTGTGAATCCTGATCCAGTCGATGTGACTGACTTAATTGTAGAAATTGGAAAAGATGTAGTGGATTTTGCATCATCGATTTTTGATAATATCGATATCAATTTTTAACTTAAGAATTCGCTAATTGTGGGTTTTGATGTGTTATAAAAAGATTTCCCATAAAAAGGAGATCGAAGTGGAACTTACGCAAATTAAGGTAGCAATTGATCGAGAATATGATCTCTTTAAGAATTCACAGGAATTCAATACGTGTAAGCACGACAAAGAGAAGCAAGCTAGATTTTTAGGCCGAGCTTTAACTACATTGAAATATCCTTATACAAACATCATTACTTTAGGCGGTGGTCGATATAAAATTTTAGGTCATCATGATTTAAATGTTGATATTGATCTATTTCAGGCACCGTCTTTTACATCAAAGCAAGCCTTTAATACTTGGTTGACTAAAATCCTATTCCAAGAAATATTTTCTTAAAATATATTGTAAATATATATTTTAATTTGTATTATCAAAATCAAATACTGCGCTGAAAGTTTTTGTTTTTGTGACCCGTTTCTGTTTTGAAACGGTTTTTTTAATTTCTAAACCTCACTCGCTTAGGACGCTTTGCGAGTCAACTTGCCGGACGGATTACGGCGCAAAAGAGCCTCGCTAAATATCGATTATTGGCGGGGCTTTTGTCATATAATAATTTTTAATATTATTAAATATTTAATTTAGTTTTTATGAGTGAAGAGATTTTTTCGGCACTTGCTACAATTAAGGGTGCACAAATTCAAGCATATTACACATTAATAGCATCATGTGTGGGAGCAATTGGTATTGTAGTTGGTATTATACTTTCTTGGTATACTGCTTTACATTTACAAAAAGTATCGCGTTTGGCAGAAACTAGGAAAGGTGTTTATTTGGAATTTGCTGAAGCATATTCCATGCTTTTAAATGGTTTACAGTTAATTCAGATCGAAAAGCATAAATATCAAAATGAGCTTTTTAGTAGATTCTCTAATTTTTCTACCTGTCTAGACAAAATTATGTTTGTATGTAATACAGAAACTAAAAAAGAAGTCGTTAATTATATCAATAATATTATGCCTAATATTGAATTAATTATGTTTGAAATTGCTGGGTATTTTGACTTATCTCAGAAATTAGATGCTTTAGTTAAAGATCATGATGAAAGCATTGAAAGCTTAAAAAATTTATATCAAAAATTAGATGAATTACGTATCGAAAACCCAAGCGATGAGCGCACTGACAATATATTCAAATTAATAGAGTTTAAACTAAAAGAATCAGAGAGGTTAATACAACCAATAATAGAAAAAGAAAAAGAGTTTGAAGAAAAACACGAACAGATAGCTTTTAAGATTAAAAAAATTACCAATGATCTTAATGCAAACATTGGTGAGGTAATTTTTATGTTAAGGAAAGAAATTGGAGCCAAGACAGATATCCATCTTGATCAAACTATATCAGTGAATTACCAATCCCAACTTCCTAAAAAAGAGGATAAGTTAAAGTAATTTCTAATCCAAACTGTTGGTATTAATGGTTGTCCTTTCATCCTGTCATTCGAGTATCTTATTTAGTATAAATGAAACCGCCTAATGGCGGTTTTTTATTGGAAATAAGCAGTGAAAATAAGCTTATTAACTCTCATTTTTTGAGTAGTTAGGTTGAATTTGATCCAAGCTATCCTCTGGGTTCTTTTCGCGTGTATGGGATACTTGAGTATTTTCAATATGGATAATTCGGTTATGCTCAACATCTTTTAAATGCTCCGGTGCCAACTCCGGATATGATTTGTAAAAATGCATTTTTATATTTAGAGCATGATCAAGTAGAAACGCGGATTCAATACTATAGTATTGATCATTATCAAAAAATTCATAAGTTGACTCTAATAATTCTTTTATTGAGTCATCAAGATTTTTAAGTTTTTCATTTAAAACGTTTAAGTCATTTGCTGATGGTTGTTTTTTCATTTCCTATCTCGCATTAAAAGGGTTAAATATGGAAGTTGATGACTACACTTATTTAACTAATAAAAAGCTTTATAAGAAAAAAGCACGTAATAAAGCTTTACCTAAGGCTACTGAAAAGTATCTAAAGGCTGAAGAAGAATTTACTGAAGCTTTAGATAATCTGGAAATTAAATACGAAAAGAAATTCCAGTTTAAATCTACAAAGCATTGGCGTTTTGATTTTCATTTAATTGAACATCGTATTTTAGTTGAAATTGCTGGCGGTCCTTGGTCTGGAGGACGAAAAGGCAAGCTGGCTACAAAGGCGTGGAGTATGGACCGTTACGATGGTGCTGAATCAATGGGATATACCGTCGTTCGGTTAGAGGCAGCACCAAGATTTAAGATTAATGAATCTGGTCCATTGCAGATCCAAGCTCATTTCGAAAGCCAATGGCTTAAAAACTTGAAGAGGCAAATATTCAATGGATCAGATCAGACCATTTCCTCCACAGGAATTAATTGATAAAGCCGATGAAGAAGAAGCAATTCGATTGGCGCCAGCCCCTGATTTAATGAATTGGGTAATTGCAAATTTTTTAACTATTGGTGGTCCTTTGCATAACCCTGACCATGACCATATTGCTGAACTAATACATGACAATGAGGAGTTCTTGGCTTTTGCTTGGGCATCATCGGCTTGTATGGCTAAAAAGCGCATGGTTTTAGGCCAATGTGAAAAAGTTTTGTTTAATCAGGGCGGGTGGAAAAAAGCTCGACAAGAGCAGCAAATGCGCGATTGGTTTGGCTATGTGCCTGTGTATCTCATAACAATTGATGCAAGTTATTGCGATCAGGCGACTGATCGTGATTTCTGCGCATTGATAGAACACGAGCTTTATCACATAGGTGTTGAACGGGATGAAGACGGTGATCCGTTAATTAGTGAAATGACTGGTTTACCAAAACATTACTTGGCTGGCCATGACGTTGAAGAATTTGTTGGTGTAGTAAAAAGATGGGGAGCGGACGAAAGCGTGAAGCGACTAATTGAAGTGGCGAAGCAAGCGCCGTTTGTATCAGATGTGAATATTTCAAAGTGCTGTGGGACATGTTTAATAAGTTGAGCCTTCGGGCTCATTTTTTTTGCCATGTTTCTTTGACGTACCTTGACGGATAGAGAGAAATGGCGACATTAAACAAAAAGCAAAAACTCTTTATTGTACAATCGCTTGCTGTGTTTAATACCCCTCAAGAAACAGTAAGTCTCGTCAAGGAAGAATTTGACATAGATGTTTCGAGACAACAGGTAGAGTCATACGACCCTACAAAGTTTGCTGGTAGAGACTTAAGTAAGGAGCTCAAAGAATTTTTTGAAAAAACTCGGGAAGAGTATTTGAGTCAGCCACTGAATAAAATTAGTGGAGCAAATGACATTGTTCAGTTGAAGATTTTAAGTGATTTGCTTTGGACTAAAAAAAACAATGTGACCATGACAATTAAGATCGTGGACCAAATTCAAAAGATCATGAAAGGGTTTTATGACAAAAGGGCAGAACAAGGTAATAAAAGTGGTAATCAAGAAGCAAGCCAAACAAAAGCTGAAGTCGAACTCGAGATTAAAAAGCTCGAACTTCAGAAGTTACAGCGTGAAGTGAATCCTCCTGAGTATCGTCCACCTGAAGAGGATTACAAGCTTGTGCTGAATCCTGATGAGGAGATACCAAATGAGCCAATTCTTTAATCCTCCAGAAGGTTCAGTTCAATTAACACCTAAACAAGCAAACATCTATTTATGGGGTTGGCAAAAAGAAGCCCGATTCCGTGATGCTGTTTGTGGTCGACGTTTTGGTAAGACTTTCTTGGCCAAAGCGGAAATGCGAAGAGCAGCTAGACTTGCCGCAAAATGGAATGTTTCTGTTGAAGATGAGATTTGGTATGCAGCGCCTACATTTAAGCAAGCAAAACGGGTTTTCTGGAAGCGATTAAAACAAGCAATTCCGGCATCTTGGCGAGCTGGAAAGCCGAATGAAACTGAATGCTCAATTACTTTAAGAAGTGGCCATATCATCCGAGTTGTAGGTCTAGATAACTATGATGACCTTCGTGGATCTGGTTTATTTTTCTTAATTATTGATGAATGGGCAGATTGTAAATGGGCTGCATGGGAAGAAGTACTTCGCCCGATGCTTTCTACTTGTAAATATGTGGTGAATGGAGAGCAGCGAGTAGGGGGGCATGTTTTACGTATTGGTACGCCTAAAGGCTTTAATCATTGTTATGACACATTCATGGATGGTCAGCCCGGTCATGAACCAGATTGTAAAAGCTTTTCTTATACATCCCTTCAGGGTGGGAATATTCCTGAGTCTGAGATCATTGTAGCTAAGCGAAAAATGGATCCTAAGACTTTTAGTCAGGAATATGAAGCAAGCTTTGAGAGCTATCAAGGCGTCATTTACTATTGTTTTAACCGGTTGCTAAGTGCATCAAGTGAAACAGTTAAGGCTAATGATGTTCTTCATGTGGGAATGGACTTTAACGTTACTAAGATGGCTGCTGTTGTATATGTTCGCCGTGGTGAGCATATGCATGCGGTCGATGAGTTCGTTAATCTGTTCGATACTCCAGCAATGATTGAAGCTATCCAAGAGCGTTATCCAGATCATGAGGTTGCAGTTTATCCCGATGCTTCAGGTGAGAATCGAAAATCGAGTAATGCTAGTGAAACGGATCTGGCTTTACTAAGAAAGGCTGGTTTTAAAGTACATGTGAACAGTAGAAACCCTGCTGTTAAGGATCGTATTAATTCAATGAACGGAATGCTCTGCAATACTTTGTCTGAGCGTAGATTATTCGTAAATGTTGATAAATGTCCTCACTTTGCCAAATGCCTAGAGCGACAAATCTATGATGATTATGGACAGCCTGATAAGAGTGCCGGTTTTGACCATATGAATGATGCAGGTACATATCCAATCGCTTATTTATTCCCGATAGACAAAAAATCTGTTGGAGTTCGTAAGATTCGCGGGATGTCTTAAACAACGCACCTTTTTAGGTGCTTTTTTATTGGTGTTTTTATGGCAGTTACTGATAAACATCCGCAGTATATTGCTGCACAAAAAAGCTGGTTGATTATGCGTGACGCCGTTGCCGGTGAAGAGCAGATCAAACAGGCACAAACAAAGTACTTGGCTAAATCGGCTGGCATGATTGAAGCTGAAAAGCAGGGAGATACAGCTGGAGAGATTTACAAAGCTTATTTAAGCCGTGCTCAGTATCCGTTATGGGTTCAAGATTCTCTTCGCACGATGATTGGTTTGGTTTCAAAGTTAGATCCAAATATTGTGATTGAAAGCACTTTGCTGCAAGGGCTTATCACGAATGCAACCAATGACGGATTTGGTCTTAAACAGCTCTTTATCCGAATTTGCTTAGAGTTATTGGAATATGGTCGCTGTGGATTGCTGGTTGATGTCGATGCTAATGGCGTGCCTTACTTCGCGCTTTACGATGCATTATCCATTATTAACTGGAAAGAAAACAGTATTGGTGGCCGCAAAGATCTAAAACTATTAGTGCTTGAGGAGCAATTTGATAACAGTGAAGATGAATTTGGCCATAACACAAAGACAGTTCATCGTGTTTTATCTATGACAGACGGCGCTTTATCAGTTCGATTATTTGATGGTTCTACTGAAGAAGATAAAACACCTGATCTAGGCGGTAATCTGCTTTCTTTTACGCCATTCGTTTTTTGCGGTACCACTGACAATTCGCCAGATGTTGGAACGGTCCCGCTTTTGACAATGGCTAAAGCTGCTTTGAAGTATTACCAGCTTAGTGCGGACTATTTTCAGTCACTTCACCATACAGCGCACCCGCAACCATGGATTAACGGTATTGATGATGAAGATCCCGATCTTAGCGTTACAGGTGTAATGGCTGTCTGGAGCCTGCCCAAAGATTCGCAATGTGGTTATTTGGAAATTTCAGGTAATGGTATTGAACTCACTAAGCATGAAATGGATGCGCAAAAGAATGCCGCTCTAGAAGCTGGAGCAAAGGTGATTGATACCAACTCACAAGAATCAGGTGAAGCACGACGTGCGCGTCAGGATGACCAACAAGCAAGCCTACATAGCATTGTCACTTGTGCTGCTGCGGCTATTGAGCAGGCTATCAAATATGCTGCCCAATGGTTAAAGCTAGATCCATCTAAATACTCTTTTACGGTCGATCCTGAATTTATTGCTCAGCAATACGATATCAATCTTGCTAAGCAACTATATGAAGGCGCCATAGCTGGAAAGAATTCGTTCCAGACCTATTGGGAATATATCGCTACTGGTAAGTTGCCAGCTCATGATTTTCAGGAAGAGTTGAAGCGTGTTGAAAGTGAGCGAGATAGTTTGCCGCTTTAGGAGTAATAAATGGCCTTAGAAGATAAATCACTGCTCGAGGTATTAACTCAACATCAAGCATATTTGTTCCGGGCATCGTCTCAATCAGTTAATGAATTACTAACAATCTTTAAAGATGAGTCAGCTTTAATGCTGGCAAAGCTTCGGGATTTGTTGGATGAGTTAAATGATTCTGAGAAAGCAGCCCTTGCAGCGGGTCTTTACACAACGGCCAACCTCAAGGAGATACGAGATTTAATATCCGGCTGGCATACAAGTTTAACTTCTTCATTGCCTGAAGCATTTGCAGTCTCTGCTGCTGCAATGGCTGTATATGAAGCTAATTACACTGCTAAGTTATACGGCGGCAAGATTAAGAAACCTAACGGTGAAAAACTGTTTACTGCTGCTAAGAAGGTCCCTTTAGTTGGTGGAGCTCTAGTAGATGATCTTCTAAGTAAAATTGCTGAAAGCGCACGTCAAAAGGTCGAATATGCTATCCGTGACGGGATTAGCTCAGGCAAAACTAATCAGGAAATAGTCCAGCGGATTCGTGGTACAAAGCGCCTTAATTTTGAAGATGGGTTATTAACCAGTTCTAAAGCTGATATTGACCGTACTGTGAGAACAGTTCGCAGTCATGTTGCCAATCAAGCATATTTAGACACTTTCAATAAAATCGGTTTTGAGTATGTACGTTTTGTCAGTGTCTTAGATGGTAGAACAACGAAATTATGTGCTTCTTTGGACGGATCTGTTTGGGAAGTGAATGACCCAGCAAAACGGGTACCGCCGTTACATCCTAACTGCCGCAGTATTCTGGTGCCCGTAGAGAAAGACGGGAAATTAGTTGGCGAACGGCCATTTGTCATGGACGAACGTCGAGTTAAAGACATTCCAAAAGATGAGCGGAGCCAATTAATAGGGCAGCTAGATGCCAACACTACATTTAAAGAGTTCTTCAAAAAGACAGATGACTTCTTCCAAAAAGAATGGCTAGGGCCAAAGCGTTACAAGCTTTATAAAGAAGGGAAATTTGATTTTGATAAGTTCTTCGATCCTGAAGGGCGATTGTACACATTAGACCAACTTCGTAAGTTGGACGAGCAAACCTTTATGGAGCTGGGTTTATGAGTGAGTCAAAAGTTAGACATTTAGTACTTAAAAGAGTTTCAGATAGATCTTCTCATCTCGCCCTTTGTGACGAGGAAACAGGTATTCCATTAGCTGGATTAATCTCTGTAAAGATGAATTGTGGTGTTTTTGAGGGTCCAGCGACTATCACAGCAACATTTGATGTAGGTGGTCCTCAAGGAATCCGCTTGGTTGGTGACGAACCTAGACAAAGGGTTTGGGGTGCAAAGGAAACGTAGCTAAAGGTACTACAAATGTCTGAAAAGCAAATCAATATGTCAGATGCTCAATATATTCTGAGCACAAAATTAATTCTGGTGCCTTTTCTTCGAATTAAGATTTCAAGAGCCATGGCAATTTATGGTTTTACTTTTGAAAGATTAAAAGCAATCGCACTCATCAATTAGAACTTCATTTTTAACCTTAGCACCTTCGGGTGCTTTTTTTGTGAGAAGAAAATGATCAAAGAAGTAACAGAGCAAGAGTTAGCTGAAAAGTCTGTGGCACCCCGAGTAACTAAAGCTCAAATTGATTCATTGATGGAGCGTGTTACATATACGGTTGAGCAACGCCCCGGAGGCACAACATCTACTTTTGTCCATGCATTTTTAGATGGAAAGTTTTTTCTAGCAACGGGTTTTAGTGCATGTGTGAATGCTGAAAACTTTGATGCTGAAATTGGTGAACGTATGGCTCGTGGAAATGCAAAAAAGTTAGCCGAAAATAAACTTTGGGAGCTAGAAGGCTACCGTTTATTTGCAACAAATTTCTAAGTTTTCAATCGAAATTTAGCGTCCTTAGGGGCGCTTTTTTAATGCCTTGAGATAAGGCTTTACCCCAATCAAACGAGAGGTTTGAACATGTCATTGCCATTTATTGTTGATTCACTTGATGCAATCAAAGAAGAGCACCGAGCTTTATATGTCGAGGAAAACGGGAAGTTTCGCCTTGACTTGGAAGGTTATGAAGATCCAAAAGGTTTGAAATCTGCACTTCAAAGCGAGCGAGATGCTGCTAAGAATGCAAAATTGGAGCTTCAAAAGCTTCAGAAACAATTTGAAGGGATTGATCCTGAAATTGTTAAAAAAGTCTTTGCTCAAATTGACCAAGACGAAGAAGCCAAATTAATCGCGGAAGGCAAGGTTAACGAAGTGATTCAGAAACGCACCGAGAAGATGCGTGAAGAACATGAAAAGTTACTAAAGGCCGAAAAAGAACGTGCCGATAAAGCAGAAGCTTATGCACAAAAGTTCAAGCAATCAGTAATTCAAAGCCAAATTGTACAGGCTGCTGTTGAGCTTGAAGCATTGCCTGAAGCGACTGCTGATATTGCCTTTTTAGCTCAGTCAAAGTTTGCATTAGATGAAAACGGCAAAGCTGTGGCAGTTGATGAAAACGGGGAAGTAGTCATTGGTAAAGATGGTCAGACACCGATGACTCCAAAAGAATGGGTTGAATCTCTACGCGAGCAAAAACCGTATTACTGGCCTAAGCCTAATGGCATGGGCGCACCTGGTAGCAACAATTCAAAAGGTCAGCCAGACATTCTCAAAGCAGATGGCACGGTAAATATGACCAAATTGGCGCAATTACGAAATGAAAATCCGCAACTAGCTAAAGAGCTAGCGGCAAAACATGGTATTAAACTTTAAGGAGTAAAGCCTAATGGGCGACACAAAAATTGCTGATGTAATCGTACCCGAGTTATTCACTCCGTACGTATTAAATAAAACTGCCGAAAAGTCTGCATTATGGCAGTCTGGCATTGTTGGGGATTTGGATGTAGATGTGGCTTTCGGAACAGAGGGTGGTACTACTGTAAATATCCCATTCTGGAATGATTTAAGTGGTGAGTCAGAAGTACTTTCAGATTCAACCCCTTTATCTGTAAATAACATCACCTCAGGCAAAGATATTGCGATTCTTCATGCACGTGGTAAGGCATGGGGCGCTAATGATTTGGCTAAAGCATTATCTGGTGACGATCCACTTGGTGCGGTTGGTGATCTGGTGGCAGATTACTGGTCGCGTGAGTTTCAAGGTTTTACCGTAAACACCCTTAAAGGTGTATTCGGGGCAGCCAGCATGGCAGGAAATACTCACGATATTTCTGCTGGAACTGGAGCTGCCGCTGTAATTGATGGTGTATCTTTTGTTGATGCTTCTTATAAGTTGGGTGATGCCGTAGATAAATTAACGGCTATTGCAATGCACTCAGCAACCATGGCGGCTTTAGCTAAGCAAGGCTTAATCGAAACTGTTCGAGATGCTGATGGTGTGGTTCTCTACAAAACCTTTATGGACCGTCGTGTGATCGTTGATGATGGTATGCCAGTGGAAGGGGATGTATTTACCTCATTCTTGTTTGGCCAAGGTGCGATTGGTTTCCAAGATATTGGCGCACCAGTAGGGGTTGAGACAGATCGCGATAGCCTTGCTGGTACTGACATTCTTATTAACCGCCGTCACTTTGTGCTACATCCTCGTGGCATTAAATGGGCAGGTGATACAGGTATTGCACCTAATAATGCAGGTCTTGCTACAGCTGCAAACTGGGAACGTGTTTACGATCCTAAACAGATCCGTATTGTGGCATTCAAGCACAAGATCAAATAACAAAAAGGCGGTTTACACCGCCTTATTTTTTGGAGATCCACAAATGGGACTTTCATCATTTAACCGTGCACGGGAAAGACAACAAATGACAGAAACAAAAATTGCTGAGCTTGAAGAACAACTGGCGACTGTTAAGGGCGAATTTATTGCTTTTCAAAATGATCCTGAAGCAATGAAAGCACGTATTGCTGAACTTGAATCAGGTGAAGGTGGTCAAACACCTGAAAATGACCAAAAACCAAGTGATACTCAACCACAACCAATTAACTATGCTGATCTAAAAGTAGATGAGCTTCGAGCTGTACTAACTGAAAAAGGCATTGCATTTGAAGCAGGTGCTAAAAAAGATGAACTTTTAGCATTAATTCCAAAGGAATAATTCATGAGCTTTATCACTGAACAAGAAGCGATAGAACATGTTGAAGGCTTTGATGCTTTATCTGCCAGTGATAAGGCTCAATACCTTCAGATGTCAGAAGCTTATCTATTAGCACGTAACGTTAAGCCTTATGAAGATGCTACCCAAGTACCTGAACCCTTAAAAACAGCCTCCTATCAAATCATCAAGGGCATTATGAAAGGTGATCTATATCAAGGGCAGGAACAGGCACTAAAACGTAAGAAAGTCAAAGCTGATACGGTTGAAACTGAAAAGGAATATCAGGACGGATCAGTAAAGCTAAGTGCGATTGAGCAATTCATTCTTGATTTGATTAAGCCTTACAGCAAACGAAAGGCTGTATTTTTTGTCAGGAAAATCTAATGGGCTTACGTGACGAAATTCAGGCAGATATTGCTGAAGCATTTAATGATGAGTTAGCGGACACCGTTCATTCTTTTACTTGTGACCGCGTTATTAGTACCAACTGGAACCCTAAGACAAATACTTCCGAAAACATCATTGAGCATTATGAAGGGCGTGGCGTTCTGTTTGGCTCATACAGTCAATATGAGATCCAAACACTTGGAGTACTGGCCACGGATAAAAAGGCGACCGTGCTTCAAAATGAAGTAACTATGACTCCAAAAATTGAAGATGAATGGTTAACATCCTTAGGCTCATTCCGCGTTATTCATATCCAGCAGGATCCTGCCTCTACTATTTGGAAATGTCAGTTGAGGAAGGTTTAAATACTTGGTCTAATATCCTTCTAAAATAGGGGGATATATGGCTAAAGATGATTTAAAAGTAAAAATAAAGAGAATCTGGGTTTGGACAATTATAGGAATTGTTGTTTATCTTATAATTTCTTTTTTTCTTAAAAGTTCATACCCAATTACCCATCATAAATTTAACTTATCAGAAGCCTACGAAGTTCTAAAAGATACTTTAACTCTAGCTGCTGGCTTTTTAGCACCAGTTGCTGCATTTGTCCTTTTTAGTGATTGGAGAGAACAACATGTATTAATTAATAATGAAAAAATAAGTAAGGAAATTTTAAATATATTAGATGAGTTTTATGACTTCTATAATTTATCTTTTGGATCTGTGTTAGAAAATGATGAGTTTTATAAAAAGCAGTATTTATTTTTCCAGAAGATAAATTATTTAGCTGAAAAAAAAGCTGAAATAAATGCAAAAGATCAATTTGCCAAAGATTTTCTTGTTCGGCTAAAAGAAATCCAAATACTTTTACCAACTTACTGGATTTTATTCACTGAAGAAGTGAGGGCGTATCAAGATTTTCAAAAATTTCATGAGCCTCAGACAGTTTTAGCTAAAGGTCTTTCGGAAAGTTATAGCAATAAACATCTTAATGCTCAAAGTAAAAAGTTTGATGTACAAAAAGAGATTTTTGAAAAAAGAAATAAGTTATCAATTTTATATGTCTGAAAATCTTATTTTGAACCCACTTCGGTGGGTTTTTTAATGGGCCCAATTTTGGAGTTTAGATGATAAGTATAGATTACGTTCCTGAATGGTATATCTCACCATTTCAACATGTGCAGTACACGCTTGCTCGAAATCAACTACACATGGATTTGTTATTTGAAGATATGGATAAAGCCGATCAATTTTTGGATATGGGAGCAGATGCACAGGTTAGTACTTTTTCTGATGGTGCATATGCGATTGTCCAAATCGGGGATACGTCAGATAAAGATCAAATTCAAGTTTATGGATTGCTTTTACATGAAGCTGTTCATATCTGGCAAATAGTAAAACGGAGAATGGGTGAGCGAGAGCCTAGTGTGGAATTTGAAGCTTATTCAATTCAGGCAATCGCTCAAGACCTTTTCGAAATGTATGAAGCAAGCGAGGTGAGTAATGGGATGGAAGGGGAAAAAGCCGACTAGCTTTAGTCTAGATGTGGCTAAATCAGTGCAAGATCAAGTGAAAAAAATCACCATGGATACTGTGCAATCCTTGGTTAATTTAAGCCCTGTTGATACTGGTGCATACCGTGCTTCACATATTGTTTCGATTGGATCTGGTGACTATGGCATACGTGGACCTGAAACAAATGCCGTGCAGGATGCCGCTATTCAAGCTGTAAAGATTAAATTGGGCAATTTGGTCTACATACAGAACAACCAGCCTTATGCTGAGAGCTTAGAAAACGGTTGGTCTGATCAAGCGCCACAAGGTATTTATGGCCTCACGTTTAACTTTATTTCTCAAAAGTACGGTGGCTAAAATGGCAATGACTTTAGAGCAGACAAGGCAAGCTATTATCGATCGTATGCAAGCTTTTACCGGTATTGCTCAGGAACGAATCCAGTATCCAAATGCACCAGGCTTTAATGTGCCAACAAAAGGCGTATGGTGCCGTTTGACTATTGCAGGCGGCCCGAGTTTTATTTCAGGAATAGCCGATAATCCTTGTACACGCCGAACCGGTAATATCTTGATTCAATGTTTTGATCGATTACATACGGGGGAGAAGGCTTTAACTGTTCTAAGCGATGCATTGCTGGCACATTATGAATATTTCACAATCGAACATTTAGAATGTTTGAATGGTCAATCCATCTATGCGGGTATAGATGCTGATTTCATTCAGTATAATGTGAGCATTGGGTTTAAGGTGAATTGATATGTCATGTATGCTGACTTTAGAAGAAATCGAAATTAAACGGCAAGAACTGGAAAGGCATCTTGAAGATGTTATGTCTGTTGAGTTGAGCAAATGGCAATCTGAAAACAAGCTATGTGTTTCTGATGTGAATATACGTTTGGCCAATGTTAATAGTCTTGGCGGAACTAAACATAATGTAGTTACTGGAGTAAGTGTTGATTTAGATTACAAGCCTTAAAATACTTTAATTAAATGACCGCAAACTGGCGGTTCTTTATGTCTTATTCACTACCACCTCAAAGGTGGTTTTTTTATACCTATAGGAATCACTTATGAGCAATTTTTGTTTTAAGCGTGGTGACACATTCAACTTAAATCTACAGTTAGTGGACATGGATGAAACCTTACAATATCCACCAGATGATGTACGTCGTGCAATTGATCTGACGGGTTACACCTTTACATCTCAGGTCAAAACTTTGGAAGGCACTGCTGTGGGTACATTAACTTGTACAGCATTAAGTCAGAGTACACAGAAGGGTTGGCTGAACATTAAATCTAGTACAAGCACTGCAACTTGGCCTTTAGGGCTATGTCAAATGGACATTAAAGCAGTCATTGGTGGCAATACACAGCACACTGAAACTCTGACTTTTCAGGTAATTGACGGGGTGACTGCATAATGGCAAATCTAGTCTTTAAATATTCTTGGGATCATCGGCCTTTCCCATATAACTCAGCTCAAAGTAAGCGTCAGTTTATGCTACCTTTTGCTTCAGGTATTCCAAACTTAACGCCAAATTTCTCTCAAATTCAAAATATTCCAACAAGTAATCCAGCATCTCGAACTGTTGGGACAAGTGCCGGCAATATCATGGAAGTTGGGGCATTTGGTCTGGGAGATGTGCAGGTTGCTGGCTCAGGGTCATTTCTTTTAACAGAAAGCGAAACATCCTTTCCAACAGTCAATCAGTTAGTCTGGACCAATGCGACAGCTTCAGCAACTTTACCTGCATATGCATCAGGAATTTCATTTACACGTGGTTCAACATCACTAGCTCAGTTGTTATTTGCTGCTTCTACTCACGAAGGGTATTTCCGTTTTAAGCATAGTTCTTTGAATTCTGGAAACTGGGCACTTTATAAAGTAAGAACTGAAAAGAACACTTCAGTAGATGGTAATGGATTTATTAAGGCAGCTTCTCCTATTGTTAAGTTATTTAGTGATCATATTGAACTTAACCATGATGCTGAAATGCAACCAATCAGTTTTGAAAAATTAGGTACAGGTGACTACTTAATTAAAGGTTCACTTGGTTTTGCTCAAGAAGGTTGGTACATCGAAGTACCTAAAGATGCTAATGGCAACACTGTTGTTGCGGTTGTTTATGAAACTCTAGAGAACGGTGATATTTCAATTAAGACTTACAAACGAAAGTTTGATATTGAACTTGCCGCAATTGTCGCCGACCTTGGCCAGCCACTTGAAATTCCAGAGGGGCGCTGGATTGATATTCGTTTATATGAAGAGCCCGAACCCGAATTTGAAGAAACAGTGAGTGAGACACCGGTTCAGTTTCAACCAACAAATTTATCCGAAGCAGTTGCTGCAGCCATGAATGGGGTAGAACCGCCGGAAGTCTCAGATGCCGATGAAACTCCTTAAAAACCCGTTTTTTTAGCGGGTTTTTTACGCCCATTTTTATAACTGCCCGCTGCTAAAGCGGGTTTTTTTATGCCTAAATTTTGGAGAATTATAAATGAGTTCAGGCGCAAAAATTCGATTATATGCTTGTGAAGAAGCAGTTTTAGGAATAACCCCGGCAAATCCAGTTTGGTACACTGTTCGCCGTGTAACCGATGGCCTATCTGAAAATGTCTCTACTGAAGAAAGCAGTGAAGTGGTGGATTCACGCTACCGTCAAGGCGGTGTGGTCACAGAAGCTGAAGTAGCTGGTCAGTTAGAGTTTGAATTGTCACTTGGTACCTTTGATTTATTCTTAAGTGCTTTAGCTTTCAATAACTGGGCAGCAAACAGCTTAACCATTGGTGGTACCGTACGTAAGTCATTAACGCTGGTTAAAGTTTTTGAAGATATTGGGCAGG